AGTCAACCATTGTACATATTCTTTATTAGGAGTAGGGTCGGAATTTTCAATTACAACCATGATGTGGTCAATGATTATCTGACGTTGTTCTGCTGTAATTGCATCATTAACTTTGATCTTTTGATCAATGAACGCACGATCCGTGCCTAACTGTGTACCAGAAAGAGTATGGCTCTTATCCTTGCCTAATGCCGCAACAAGTTTGTTGCCAAAGACATTGACTGTTTTCTCTCTGCTGTATTCTCTTAAAAATTCTTTAAATCGCATCGAACTGTCCTAATATACGTTGTGCTTCTCTTGTTAATAATGCTTTGGTATCTTCAGCTTTTTTCTTAGCTTCCGGTGTCACAGCTTTATCAAACTTACTGCTATTAACTGCCTTGCTTATTTTACTTATGTAAATTGCTTTCACTTGTTCTATTAACTCAGGACGGCCCAAACTTTCAGCAATGCCAACAATACTGTTAATAGTATTTGAAGTTTTTATTTCGTCGCCCATGCCTGGATACTTGGCTAAACGTGCGCTGATAGTTTTAGCACCAAGGAATGTAGCAATATCAACTGCCCATGTGTCGGGATTATTTGTTATGGTTTTAAGCTCTGTATCTTTAGTTTGTCTAAAACTAACTGGCACACCATTTTGTAATTTAACCTGTACTCCACGTCCACCAAAGCTAAGATTTAATGCTTCTGCCAATGATGAATATAAACTTGCACTTAGTACACCTTTAACATTGTACTCTGGTCCTAAGGCACGACTCCACTGTTCGTTCTCATAGTATGCTGTAACAAAGTCAACTTGTACATATTGCTCGCCTACTTTAATTATAACATTTGTGCCGTTGTTAGTTGAGTAATTAGGGTTACTGTCGCAAAACTCTTTAATAGCTGAACTGTATGTTTGTTCGTTGGCATTGTCTGACATATCAGGCAAGCGTGGCACAAAGAAGTTAACATCAATGTCACCGTATTCACGAGTTGGATTTTGTGCAAGGTCGCGTTTGTAGTAGGTTGTACTACCAACTGGTGTGCCTATCTTAACTGGTGCTAGGTCTTTAGTTTTTAAGAAAGCATTTAATGCTTGTTCAAACGCAGGTAATGATTGTACAACAACATCAACTAGTGCAGGTGTGATATGTGTACCTTGTGTTAAAGTACTTGCCCAACCGCCTTCTAAGATAAACTCTTTTGCTCTCACAGCACTGACTTCCAGTTCTTAAACCACGCCGCGGAACCTTCGCCTACTATTGCCTGCTGTGATTCTGGTAGTTCTACATTTTCTTTACCTAATGTTTCACGTGCATCTGCTACCAGGGCATTGTAGTTAGGTAGATTTTTAATCTTAGCAACGATAGTTTCAACTGATGCTAGATCAGCGGCACTACCATTGAATAGTTTATGTGCAATTTCACTTGGGTCTTTTGAAATAACTTCGTTTGTAGTACGATCCATTAGGCCATTTTTGTATGACCATTTCATACCCTGTGCTTTAGCAATACTAGCAAGTAATACATGACGATGCATGCCTTTAAATGGACTACCTTCTGGACTACCGGTCATGCTAAAACGTTGGAAGTTAGGATCACCAAACATAAAGTCAGTTTGCACATAGCCATTCTTTGCTTCACCGTTGATGGGAGTTTTAAAATGTACGCTATCACCTGTCTTTTTAATGTCAGTAGGCTCGATGCCTTTCTTTAATAGTTGTTGTACAAGTACTTCTTTGCTGATTTTACTAGCATCAACTGCTAGATCTAAGTCGCCTGAAGTTTCTTTATAGCCGGTTGACCCTAGCATATTATCTACTAGATTAAGCCCAGTAAGTTGTTCTAACCATTGTACTGTTGGAATAACATCGGCACGAGCAATACGCTGTGTTGCTTCGCTACCATCAGCTAGTTTAAATACATTTCCACCTTCGGTTATCTTCATACGGGACCTTTATACTCTATTAAGTATTTATTTGAATAAGTTATTATAGTTTATAATAGTTTAGCAGTCAATAAAAAACCGCCCTTATGAGCGGTTTGGTTTGGTTGGTTTACTTACTTAGGTAGGGCAAACTTGAGACCTGTTGCGGCTTCTACATTAGCTACAGTAGTTTCGTACTTGGACAAGTCTGCAACAGGTAACGCAGTATTTGGCATTAGCCAGGCACGAACTTTCTTGCTGTTCTTTTCAATAACAATCTTGTATAAGCGTGTAGGAATACCTAGGCCGTTACCCGTTTTAGTGTATCCTGCATCAAAGATACCACCCGAAATAATATAGTAGTCTGTGCCTGGTTGACGAGCCCATTCACGTTCGTATGTTTCTAACTGTTTCCAAATACCACGGTTGTTGTTGGCAATTTGTGGTTCCATGTTGCTTAGGTAGAAGCTTTCACTCATGATTGCTGGATCCTGTGTGTTGTTACCAGCTGGGCTCATATGACCACGGTCATGTGTTTTACCTACTGTAGCATAGTCAGCAAGTGTAGCTGAACAAGCTGGAGTAACTTTTGGATCCGGACGGAAGTCATCTTTACGCTTTGCTGGACCTGTCATGTCTTCTATGGACAAACGTTCAAATACTGCGATAGGTGCTTTAACTGCACAGCTATGGATAACAGCATAGTTCTTGTGACAAATCTCTTGATCGCCTGGTTTGGCTGCGTATGTTGCGGCTCCAGCGGCAGTTAATGCTGGACACTCTTGGTTAATACCTGCATAACTGTTTAAACTTACTAAAAAAATTGATACTGCTAAAATACTTTTGTTCATTGAAATTCCTCGTTTGTTTTATTTATAGACGTAGTTTAAATTAATAACACATCTAGTTTGTTGATCGGTGCATGAAGATCCAGTGTGCATAATATTAGTATCAAATGTCACTGATCGATTTTCTATAGATTCAACTTTTGTACCATCTTCAAATACAGTAAATCCATTATTTGTATTTACATAAAATACTAAAGTTTTTTTCTCAAAATTATCGTACTCGCTTGAATAATCAACATCGGTATGATAATCGTATAGAATTATATCATGAGTAGCCGGCAATAGATTTGCTTTTATTCTTACTAGCTCAGTTGTTTTGCCTGGTATCACAAGTAAATTAACCAGTGGGGATATAATATTAAACCAGTCACTACGTACTGTAGAATTATTGTAGAATATATGTGTAAATTGATAATTGTATTTGTCTTCGACTATCGATTCTTTATTATATAATACTTTTGTAGGGCACAAATACCATGGAAAATCTGAACCCAACATGGTATTTTTAAGTACACTAAATTCTTCGTTAGTTAAACAATTATCTGTTATATTCAAAATAGCTACTGTTACCAGGAAATTACTACAGATCCGTTACCACCGGCTCCACTGTTAGCAGCTCCGCCGTTGCTACCACTTCCTAATGAGCCACTTGCTGTAACAGATTGTCCGGTAGTACCCGAATATGCACCGCTATCACCACCACGTGTTGGTCCGCCGGCACCACCTAACGGATAGCCACCACCACCGCCACCACCGCCACCACCGTCACCTGATTTATTTTGCCCGTCTGCACCAACTGTTGATGAATTATATGTACCAATTGTAGCAAGGCCGTAATTACCGTTTCCTGAACCGCCGGCACCCGCGCCACCACCAGCAACTACGAGTATTTGACCATTTAAAAGTACAGCAGAGGCGCCACCACCGCCACCGCCTGCTCCAGATGATCCACCACCACCGGCATTCCCCCCGCGCCCACCTGGATAAATTCCACTACCGCCGGCTCCACCAGCGGCACTACCTGCTCTACCTTGCCCACCAGCACCACCGTAGCCAACACTGATAGTATATGTCTGTCCACCAACAACAGATAAGGTTGTAGTTACTCGTGCACCTGGATAACCTCCATCTGGATAACCGCTATTGGCACCACCATCAGCACCTCCACCACCACCACCTCCACCAGTAGCAACTACATTAAGTGAAGTCACTCCTGTTGGTACAACAAATGTTCCGCCTGTTGAGAAAGTACGACTACCGCTAGGTACAGTTTGAGAAGTATCAATAACCTGGCAACTAGCACTACCAGATCTACCGTGTAGTGACATGTTTATTGATTCTATCCCCTCAGTTAAAGAGTCTGAGTTTAATATAAATGTCGCAGTTTCTGTTGTTCCGACTATAAAATTACCAGTCAATGATCCAGCTGTTAAATCTGCTGCTGTGATGCCCGATACTGA